GCACCGACATCGAGCAGTTCTCGAGGCCGAACTCCCGCACCAGCTGCGAGACCTGCATTTGAAACTGGCGATACAGCGTGACGACGTTGCCTCTGGCGTCCTGAGCAATGCAGTACTCGCCCGCCGTCAGCGGGTAGCAGTGAATCACATGGTCGAAGTCCGGCAGAATGACGCACGCCGCCGTCCCAAACGCCCCCAGCTCCTCGTACACCTGCTGTAGCGCGCGGTAGGTGTTGGACTGCTGAAACACCTTGTGCATCGTCTGCGACACCTGGTCCAGCCACACCTTGACCGGTTGGTACGAATTCAACGCCGGGTCAGGAGTCTGCAGGCGAAACCATGGCCGTGCCGGCGACGTCGCGCCGGCCATCAACCCTGCCCCGAGCGTCCGCAAAGCACGTGTTCCGGTTGAATCGTAAATCGCATTGAAGCGTCGCCGCCCTTTGTCTCGATCCTCTAGGAAGAATCGGCCGTTGGTCGGCAGCAGGTAGGTGGAGATCTCGCGCCACTGCGTGATCCACGAGGCGCGTTCGGTTTGCAGGCCGGTCCAGCGCGTCACCAGGTCGTTTCGCTTTTTCGTCACGTCATCCATCGAATCGACCTATCTTCTACTTGCCGAGCAATGATGCGGAGCCAAGACTGAGACCGCTCGGATTTACTCCGCTGGCACCCGTCAGCATCGTGGAGCTGAGACCCGTACCCACCGTCGCCGCGCGTTGCAGAATCCCCGCAATGTCCGGCGCCTGCTGGTTGGCTGCACCCTGCGCGACCTCGCTCTTGCGTTCGTTCGAGAGCGAAGCGGCCGTCGCCGTTTGCTGGGCCGTGTTCTGCTGTTTCAGCGCCTGCTGCTGCTGGCCAGAAGCCTTGTTGCCGGCGTAGATGCTATAGCCCAGCGTGCCCGCACCCACGGCTGCGCTGCCGATCGCGGCAATCGTTGCCGCTGTAGCCAGTCCTGACATATCTACTCTCCCGTCACCGTGACGACATCCGTTTCACTCGTGTGCGACATCAGCGAGTCGTACTCGTCGGTAAACTCGCGTTCGGCCTCTTCCACCGTCTTTGCCTGCGTCGGGAAAATCATCGTCATCTCGACATCCGAGATCGTGACCAGCAGCGTCTTGCGCCCGGCGTAGCCTGCCAGCACGTTGTACCCGTCAAGCCACAGCTCACCCTCTTCCGTGGCGAAGCTCGCATAACCATTCACGATCAGCACCGTGGTTCGCTTCATCACGACGCCCGTGATCACAGTTCCCGGCGCGAGACGAACAGTCCGCGAGTACATTCCCGCGTGAATCAGGTGCTCGGTGCACACGCGGACTTGCTCAAACGAGCGCACCAGGTCCTCTGCTGCCCTAACCTTCTCGAGCCACTCAGTCGACCCGGCCGAGAGCTTTGAAAAAGACTGTGTTGGTCCGGCTAACGCTTGTGTCTGCATCGAGTACCTTCTCCAGCTTCCCGCCCACCGGCGCGCTATACAACACACCCTTGCATCCCGCGTACCGCGCCGCTTCTTCGACGGCCATCATCAGCAGCCGCCCCGCGCCGGTCTTGCGATAGGCGCTGCCAACAAACAGCGACTCTACAATCCCCGCACGCACGCCGTAGTGCGGCAGCTCCGAGAGCAGCACGGTCGCAAACCCTATCAGCCCAATGTGGTACGCGCCAAAGACTCGTAGCTTGCCGCTGGCCTGCAGCATCTCGTACATCTCCCACTGCGGATTCGTCTCACCCAGCGCCGGGATGCTGCACTCAGCCGCATACTCCGCCAGCAGGCGCGCTCCGAAAACGCGCACCTCGGTAACCGGCATCGGCATCACGATCATGTTCACATCCTCGCGTACGGGTCGTACTCCTGCGGCCTTTGCTTCCTCATCAGGATCGACAGCTCATTCCGTGCCGGCATATCCGGCAGCGCAAACGTCAATGCCAGCGCCTCGGCCTCATCCGGAGACTTGCCGATGCGCTTCTTGATCTGCTCCTTCGGCTCCATCATGAACTTGCCTTCGCGGAAGAAGTACGTCGGGCTTGTCAGCTCCGCGATCAACCCGGGCGAGTTCGGCAGACAGCCGCCCGCCTTGATCCAGTCCGCCAGCATCATCCAGCACTGCGCTCGCATATTCGCATAGCGCGGGTTGCCGCTCGGCCGGTCGAACGCCACCGGCGTCGGATCGTGTCCCGCAGCGCGCATCACGTCGATCGCGCCGTGCGCCCAGCCCACCGTATCGTCGAAGAACTCCATCTCGGAGCCCCACTCCACCTTCTTGAAGATCACCGCATTTGCGATGTCCACGCTCACCGACGAGTCGCGCTTATGGCGCATCGTCTGCGGCGTCAAGGCTACAATCCCCTGCCTGGGGAAGATCACCGTGCGGTCGTCGCCAAACCGTGCCACGTCGATGCCCAGCCGCTTCTGCGCGAAGCTGTACGTCTCTTCGCGCGGATGCCGGTTCATGGCGGCTTCCACTTCCTCCATGCTCAGCAGCGCATTGATCGAGCCCGGCGGAAACTGCCCGAGGATGAACGCCATCACCCACGGATTGTCCCGCCCATACAGCGCAATCTGCTCGCGCGCCCATTCCATGCTGACCCGCGGCGTCCGCTTCGGATCGTCCGGGTCGGCCGTAATCGAGACCACCTGCCACTGCGCTTTACCTGCCTCGTTCGCCGTGCGGCCCAGGGTGCATACCTGGTACAGCAGCCCCGTCTGTGAGGTCGTGTTGCCGGCGGTGACGATCAGGCCATCCTCGCAGCTCGTCAAACCCTGCTCGGCGCTCCGCACCATGTTCGGCGGAATGTCGCCCGACTCATCGATCAGGTAGAACGGAAACCGCGAGTGGAGTCCCGACAGCGTTCGCCCTACCGTTTCAGCGTCCGCCGACTTCGACCATCCCTTGGCTGAGAGGAACCACGTCTCGGGATGGTCACGCGCGAAGATCTTTTGACTGGTCCACTCGAACGCCTGCAGCAGAAACGGTGATTCATTCCTCCAGCGCGCCAGCTCCGACCACAGGTTGTCTTTCAGGTTCGCCGCGGTAATCGACACCGCGGCACCCTTCGGATGTTCGTTCTTCGCTGCGAAGCATGCCAGCCGCCACCAGCCCAGCCACGCGAGCACCGCCGTCTTACCCGGACCCGCACACGCCTTCATCGCGATGCGGTTACGTCCGCCTGGTGCAGCGGCCATCTTCAGCACGTCGAGCTGCCAGGCATCCGGCTCAGCGTGAAACACCTCCCGCACAAACTTCACAGGATCCGCGCGCCACTCGCGAATCCGCTCCGTCGCTCTATTCGGCAAGCTCACCCGTCACCAATGCCTCAAGCGTCAGCTTCCCGCCAATCTCCAGCTTGTCCCGGTACAACGCATGGTGACGGAAGAACCGGTCGATCGCCGATCCCTTGTCGTGGAACTTCACCTTGTGCAGACGGCCATCCTTCATCTCGAAGCTCGCCACAGCTCGCGCCGTATTCTCATCCAGCTCCGAGAACTTGAGCATGCGACCCTGTTCGTTGAACAGCCTGCGCGGATCGGCATACGCGATGCGTGCATTCTCCTCGAGTGTCCGACGCGCCGAGTAGTCCAGGTCCGCCAGGTGACGCTCTACCTTCTCTGCGATCATCTCCGCGATCTCCGGACGCTTCAGCAACCGCGACCCCTGCGAGTACGCCGTGGCCTCGCTGTAGCCGGCCGCGATCGCCGCCTTGGTCGCGTTGCCGCCGTTGTCGACATAGGCCGAGACGAACGTCCGGTATCGATCGTCCGATGCGTTGATCACCCGCACCTCGCGCTCAATTCGATTACCCGGAAACAGTTCGTCCTGGTCCATCATTCACCCCACTACGGATGGTCTTGCAACGTCCCGTTGGTCGACAGCAAGGGATATTCGCTCGAGGGATTGTCTTGCAACACCGCCCTGGTGGGCAGCACAGAGCCGGTGCTGGTGGGCAACACAGCGCTGCTGCCCGCGGGAAGCGCAGTACTGACGACGTCAACCGGCTTCGCATCGGTGCCCGGCTCCAACGCTTTCAGTGCTGCCTCGCCGTGATTCAGCATCGACGTAGCCGACGCTTTCTCCGAGGCGATCTTGGCTTCGAACCACGCTTGCACATGATCCTTGCGGATCAGCCCTGCGTCATAGAGCGCGTGCGCCTCGCTCAGCACGCGGGTCTCAACGATCTTTGCCTGCGGCTGCAGCCGCACACCGCAGACAAAAGCAGCCACACCCACAACGAACGCTACGATTACCGCGACCAACACAAATACGATC